TGAGATACAAATATTTCTTTTACATTTTTACTTTGTAATTTTTCATATGTTCGTTTGTATAAACCTACGTTATCAAACTTATAACCACCTACACAAAACTTATCTGACACCACTTTCTTTTCTATGATACCGTTTATGATACCTTGGTCGTTTGATATAACAAATGATTTACTAGACAATCTCTTTAATACTTCGTGTTCAGTAATACTTGATACACAAACATAATTACCCTCTGTTGGTATGTGATCAAAGAAACTATCACAATCTTTTATAAAAAATTCGTTATCGTCTGATATGTTGGCCCTCTTTAGTATTTCATATACCGTATGAGCAGGTCCTGTTGTGAGTTCGTCCAGTACAACTACATTGACAAGCTTATCATATGTATTTTTTATGTATGTTGATATATTATATTTTGTGTCGTGTTCTTTTAATATTCCTATTGTAACGTTGTATTTGCCAATGTAGTATTGTATTGCCCTCTCAAACATCATCATACCCTTGTAATCAGTTAAGGTAAATTTTGGTCTCATATTAGGAAATCTAGTTGATAATCCAGCCGCTGGTAAAATTATTTCCATAGTCTATTCATTTCTTTTATTAATAATGCCTCTTCTTTACTAAATGGTTTTGTATATCTATAAACTCTTAATAACATTAATATTAGTATATAATTATTATTTGCTAGTTCAAACTTTTCTAATAATTTATCCTGTATATTTTCTACTTTAACATCTAATAATAATTTAGTGTCTCTTAAAAACCATTTACATTCTAAATCTTGTCTTAACTTAGCTATATCAAATATATATGAATCATATTCACTTGTCATACCATCTATAAAATAAAACTGACCATCTTCACCATATATTATATTTTCTAGTGTTAGATCACCAAAGTATTTTGATCTAGGTAATCTTTTAGGTAACTTTTCTAATAATTGTTCTTTAGTAAATATTATTTCACTAGGTAGTTTTATATATTTTAGTTTATCTACATAAACACTTGTATAATCGTTCATTTGTACATCATCACTAAATTTAGATAATGTATCTGTTAAAAAATCTGTAAGTCTTTTTGTATCTCTAACAGCTAAATAAGATTTCATATCTAGTCCGTGTATATATTCCATATCTAAAACGTTGTTACCGTAAGTGTAAACTTTAGGCACATTAAAATGTTGAGATAGTTCGTTTAATTTAATATAGTTTCTATCAACATTTTCCATTTTTCTAATAAACAAACCAGTATTGTTTCTCATTAAATATATTTTACTACCAGAAAAACCTTTTAACTCTTTAATAGTGTGTTCATTCATTGGTATTTTTACTATTGAAATTGATGAAGTCATCATTGTTAGCAAATTGATCTTTATTCTCTCTAAACTTAGCTCTTGCTCTTTCAAGCCCTATTTTATATTTTCTTTTTCTATCGCCTTTGTAATCAAAAAACAAAGCGTTAGGAAAAAAATAATGACCATAAACATCATCAATATTTGTACCTACTACATCACCACCATAAGGTATAATTAAAACTTTACAACCCATTATGTTATGTACACCAAGTTTACCAGAGCCTTTAACACCTTTAGTTAGTATACCTTTTTCTAAAAATAAACTTTCATAACTTTTCTGGTCGCCATACCAAGCTCTATTTTCTTTTTTAAGTTCGTAAAACTTTTCTAGTCTATAATTAAAAAAGTCAATAGTATTTTTAGTTCTTTTCTTTTGTATTATTAGAGCATTGTTCACTCTGGATTTTCTTCTTAATGGTATCGCAATATCAAAATCATTATCATCAACCCATTTGTTAAAATTACCATTAATTAAATGGTCACAACCACTTGATACAATTGTGCCATCTATGTCTGCCTCATTAAATACATATGTCTCTGCTAAAGTTTTTGACTCAATTATATTTTTATCTTTTAAACCTTTTACTCTTATCATATCAAAAGGTCTACCACTCTCTGGCATTATCTCTGTAATCTCATCACTCGCTACAGAAAACTTTGCCTGGTCTCTTGTATGATACCAACCCATAGATGTCCTATAACTATCTAAATAATAATCATAGCCTTCACCAAAACTATTGAAGTGTTTTACTTCTTCAGGTTCTTCAATGCCGTCATTAAAATCTTTTCTTTTAAAAAATGGTATAAAATTAATCATATTTTATAAAAAGTATATTTCAATGTTATTTCTTCTTCCGCTTTTATATCACGCAAGGTAAATAAACTATACCTATCTCCCTCTTTAATTTTTATACAATTAGGTTCATCACTATGATTTATAAAACCTCCTAATGGTGTTCTTATAATTTCACCTTTAACAATTATATGGGTCATACCTAAATTAATATTACCATCAATATCTGTTTTAGCAAATAAACCCATACCCTCTATGGTACTTCTTCTAATATATAATTCGTCTGGTAATGGTTGATATGTCATATTAATTCTTTTACTACCTCAATAACTTTTTTATAATCCACGCCAGGATAAATTGGTAAACTTACCTGCTGTGATGATATTAAATCTGTAACAGGTAGTGAATACTTATCTGTTTTATAAGCAGGTAGTTTGTGTACAGGTAAAGTATAATGACATTTTAATTCTACGCCTTTTTCTTTAGCATACGAAATAAGTTTATCTCTATGTTTGTGTAGTATAGGGTAAATGTGGTAACTATGTGTTACTTGACCTCTTACTGAACAATTACGAAAGTGCCTGTCATATTCTTTAGCAATTAATGTTTTTTCTTCTAATACTTTTTTAAAATTATCAATCTTATGATATAAAAATCTACCATTAATTGTTGACATTCTATAATTATAACCTATCTCATCTTCTTTCCAACTTCTTGCTTCAGAGATATAATCATTGTATTCTTTATTCATAGTAATACAAGCACCAGCGTCACCAAAAGCACCTATGCCTTTGCCTGGGAAAAAACTAAAAGTTCCTATGTCACCAAAAGTACCCACGTGTTTATTAACTCTACGAGTACCGTGTGCCTGTGAACAGTCCTCTATTAGTTTTACATTTCTTTTCTTACACATCTCAGCAATCTTTTCTATCATTGCTGAATTACCATATAAGTGAACAACTATAACTGCTTTTATAGTAGGATTATTTTCTAATGTATTTTCTAACTCATCTGGATCCATACAATAAGAAAGTTGCTCTATGTCAACATAAACAGGTTCAGCACCAACATATTTTATAGCAGCCGCTGTGGCTCTAAATGTATGAGATACCGTGGCAACTTGGTCACCTGGTTTAATGCCTATTGCCTTTAATGCTAAGTGTAAGGCAGCTGTGCCACTAGATACACCTACACAATAACCAGCACCTGTAAACTGCCTAAATCTTTCTTCAAAGTCTTTTGTATCGTAAATATAGTTATTGCTGTTCATTATTGTATCTAGTTCAAGCCTAGTCATATCTTTTACTTGCTCAGTAATTGATGTCATATCATAATATTTTACCATTGATTTACCCAACTTTGTATCTTTAATGATCTTTCTAATGATGTTAATGGTTGCCTGTCTTCTTTTACACTATTTTTAAATTCTTCATAGCCTTGAGCTAATGGTTCTATCATATCAGGTATTTCTATGTTTGTATAACCTTTAACAGAATTAACATTATAGTCATCACCTAACTCGCCTGTGTTATATACTTTTACTTTTTCTACCGATATATCATCAAATATAATAGATGAATTTGAGCCTGCTAATATGATTTCTCTTTTCTTTACAGGACTTACCCAATTTACATTAATGGTAGCAGTAAAATTATTTGTAAATTTTAAATTTAATATTGATTGATTTGCTTTGTCGTTTATATGATTGTTCTTTATAATACTTTTTTTATCTAACACTAGGTCTGGATACAAATAATCTAATATAGATAAATCGTGTATTGCTAAATCTAGTATAGCGTCAACATCTTTTTGAAATAAACCTAAACTAATTCTATGACTATCGTAATATAATGGTGTGCCAATATCTAATGATTTAATTTTTTGTATTGCTGGGTGGTAAACAAATGTGTGGTCTACAAATACTTTATTATCTTTTCTTATCTTTATTAAGTATTCAATATCTTTTGTTTTAATACAAGCAGGTTTTTCTAACCATATATTCTTACCTGCTATTAGAAATGTGGTTGCTAATTCAAAATGTGTATCTGCTTTTGTAGCAATAGCAACGGTATCATATTCTAAATTACTTTGATATAGTTCATCTTTACTAGAAAAATATTGAACATCATAAAGTTCTTTTGCTTTGTCTAAATTCTCTTGGTTGTTATCACATATAGCAACTAAATCTTTACCAAAAACTCTGGCTAAATTCTTACCCCAATAACCATAACCTATTAAACATATTCGCATATAAACTTACCATTCTTATATAGACTTCGTTTTACTTCTTTGCCATTTACAATAGGATATTGAAAGGCAGGAAATATCAAAGCTCTCAATTTGTTATGTGTATCTAAATCTTTAGGCTCAACAACCATACTTTTAAGTGATTTATAGTCAACACTTTCTCTATCATAATATTTACCAGCTAGTTTTTCATCTTGTGGTTTAGACTTATAATTATTATCTATAACATTTTCTATCTTACATTTAAATAGTTTGACAGCAGTATTCATAAGTCTAACATAGTTCTCTTGTGCTGTATGATTTATTCTAATCTTAAATTTCATTTGTGATATAATAGGTCCACCATCAATACTATTATCTATTTCGTGTAAAGTTACACCACTATATCTCTCACCATTGTATAGTTGAACAAAATTAGTATGACAACCTCTATACTTTGGTAGTAAACTAAAATGTAAATTAAAAAGTTTCTTTGACTTAAAATTTTCTGTTTTAATAATCTGATCAAACTCAACAGAAAAAAATATCATATCTTCTAAATCATAACAATCGTTTAATCTATATTCTGTATATCTATTCTTTAATAGATACTTTTTAAAAGAGGGCTGCCAACCATCATTTACATCATCATCTGAATTAGCAACACCTATAATTTTGTGTTTAGGATATTTGTTTCTCAAATACTTATGTGCTTCAATAGCACATTTGTTTTTACCTGCTATTACTATGTGCATATACCCTTTCACTACTAATTCTAAACACCTCTTTGTAATTTATTGATTTTAAATATTCATCAACATCATCACTAGATAGACCTTGTTTTACTAAAACTTTACCTTTTACTTCTACGTGTACAAAAGGTTTATATTCTTCTATCATTTTCTCACCACCTTTTAATACTTCTATTTCAAAACCCTCTGTATCTACCTTAATGTAATCTATCTTTGGTAAATTCATATCATCTAGTTTTCTAATTGTTATGGTTTGATTACCGTCTTTTGAAGCGTGTGTATTACCTGTTTCTGCTGGATTATAATTTACTTTTATATTATCATTCTTAGCACCTAGACCAACAGAATATGTTGAGTAATTTTCAGCAATAACATTTTTTGCTAAACATTGTCTGACTTCTTCTATGGGTTCAAAGGCATAAACGTGTTTAAATTGTTTACACATATCTCTTAACCAAAAGCCAACGTGAGCGCCTATGTCAATGGCATTACCATCTTTATTTACAAACTCTAGTATAGCGTCTCTTTGTTTCTTTTGATATTCACCATCTAAAATCCATCTATCAAAATCTGTGTCTGTATCTGGTAGCCACCACCCTTTTACTTGTTTCATCTTTTAATTTCCTTAGCCTTTGGCATTTCTTGTTTTTCTAATACAACCACGTTTTCATAAAAAGAAATACTATTTGTTGAGTTATTAAATCTAACTTCGGTGTCTTTGAACGGATATGATTCTGAAATTTTACGGCTCATAGTTCTTCTTACGTTCATTTCATCAATTTTGTTTTTCATATATGTCATAAAATTATCAGGTTTATCTTTGTCTTTACTAGGCCAATAATTTAATTCTATATCTTCTATAAGATATACACCAGGTTTTCTAACGTGGTAATACATTTCATCAAAGGTAGTCTTTTGATCTTTTGCTCTATGACTACCATCATCTATTAGTATGTCAATTCTAGGTACTTTTGCCTTAACGTTTCTTAAAAAAGATACATCACCTTGATCACCTATGAATATTTTTGTTCTATCTGATTGATATTGTAAACATTCTTCATCTATGTCTATGCCAAAAATATTAGCCTTTGGAAAATATTTTTCCCACAATCTCATTGAGCCGCCTTTTAATACACCTATCTCTAGTATGTTTATTGGCTGGTCTCTAAACGGAGCAAAGTGTTTATCATATATGTCGCCATAATTAGACCACTTTAATATACTCTCGCCTGTGTGTTCTTTAAATAGTTCGTTAAATTTTTTCATTAAGATTTTAACCACCTGTCATTATTTAAAGTCCAATTTACAACCTGACTTATTCTTTCTTCAATAGAAACTTTTGGTTCCCAACCTAACTCTTTCATAAATGAACCATCTAAAGCATATCTTAAATCGTGGCCGGGTCTACTAGTATGAAAGTCCACCATTTCATATTTTAATTCTTTGTTTTGTGCCATAGAAATCTTTTGTGCTAACACTAAATTATCCCATTCAACAGGACCTACTAAATTAAATTTAGGACACTTAGCACCACCGTAATCTTTATCTAAACCACTAATTTTATCCTGATTTTTTAATAAAAATAACATACCATCAGCCACATCTTTAGCGTGTATGTAGTGTCTGCTACCTGGTATTTTTTTATCTTTATCACTATGAATAGTGACCAAATTACCATCTCTAACATTTTTGATTGTCATTGGTATAAATTTTTCTGGATGTTGTCTTTCACCAAATACATTCATTGTATGGGTAATATAGATTGGCATATCATAAGTATTTTCAAAAGCAACACACAACTCCTCACCACCTGCCTTTGTAGCAGAGTATGGATTAGTTGAGTTGTATCTATCTCTTTCTTTATAGTTTACACCTTTTGGTGCTGGGCCAAATACTTCATCTGTTGAAAAGTAAATAAATCTATCCAAGTTTTCTTGTTTACGGCCAAAGTTTAATATATTACAAGTAGCTACAACGTTATCTAATACAAATGTCATAGGGTCTTCTATTGATCTATCTACGTGTGATGAGGCAGCCATATGTACAATATAATCAAACTTACCAAGGTCAGCAGTCAACATTTCATTTACCTCAGCTCTTAAATCGTGGTAAACTATTCTAACTCTTTTTTGTGTTTCTTTATCAAACTCTTTCATCATATCAGAAATTCTATTTAAATTACCAGAATAATCTAATCTATCTAACGATACAATTTCCCAATCTGTATTTTGTAGTAAATGTCTAATTGTGTGGTGTGCTATAAATCCAGCACCACCTGTTAATAGTATTCTTTTTTTTACATCATCAAATATTTTCATATCTTTTTCCTCAAACTCATCCATTGTTTTGCTATTACTTCTGGTAAGTGATGTTTCATTATATGTTTTTGGCCTTGTTTTATTTTATTCAAAACTGATTTAGGATTGTTTATTGCCCACTTAATACTATTTTGTATAGAGCCCCAGCCTATAAAATCTATATAATTTCTATAACTAGTTACACCCCTAGTAGTTATAACATATCTACCTTGTGCTATACTATCTATAACTCTATTAGGGCTTTTAAAAGCAATCACCGGTGAGAAACCATCAACAGGTATAGGTATTAATACAAAGTCACTTTTTCTTACCATTTCTTTTTGTAGTTCGTAATCCCATTCATACATTTTTAAACGGCCTTTAGGGTGGTAATGATGAGTTAGTTCTTCCGAAACTTGTAGATGTTTTTGTGTCATACAATTTAGTGTGTAATTTGCTCCTAGTTTTTTACAAACAAAGTCTAAAATAGCTATGGTTTCTTCCCAATCCACTAACGAAAAACTTTTACGACCACCAAAATAACAAAAATTTAAATTTTTTAGGTCTGGTTTAAATCTAGGTTCTTCAATGCCTCTTTCAAAAGGGTCGTCTATGATTATAGCTGTCTTACCTGATTCTTCAAATATCTTTGCTCTTAACTCTTTACAAGTGGTTGTAATTAAGTTAGCGTGTTTACAACCAGTATCCATTATTTTTGTATTTTCAATAGAGTCTTTACCTAATCGCCACTTGTTATCGCATATGTCAAATACAAACTTAATACCTTTTTCTTTTAAATATAAAAAATCTTTTACGCCAATTGACTTTGACATAATTACTAAATCATCTTTATTAGCCTCTTCAACTTTATCAATAAAACCATCTGTTGGTAACATATGTTGTAACGGTATTAAACCTCTAAATCTTTGTGAGGCTCTTTTAGGTATTTTACCTTTTTCAAGGAAGGCTCTGGCCTTTGGTAATAAAAATTTTATATTCATTAATATAATGTTGCTTTATGAGGTCCTAGTTTAAAGTTATTAGGTTTTTGGCCACCTTGTAATTGATTAATTACTTTAAATGCCCAACCACTTGCCATTTCTTCGGATGTAAATTGACATAATGATAGGTAAAACATATGTTCTATTATATGTCCTTCTTTAGGATATTTTGGATTGTCTATGTTTTTAATATCTGTATTAGACAAATAGGCTCCAGCGTTAGGCCCTAAAGTTGTAGCAGGAAAACCTTTTACTATTGCCTCTAACGAAGCAATACTATTAAAAGTAATTAGTGAATCAAATTCTTCTTTTATTAATTGATCTTGTAAAGAAAAGGATTGTCTGTCACTTCTACTTGCTTTTGGTCTTAATACAATCTCTCTGTTTGTGTATTTTTTTGACTCTTTTAAAAATCTTTCAGTCCATTCACCAGCGTCACCACCAAAATGATTAAATACTTTTTGACTAGGTGGCACTAGTAATATTCTGTTTGATCTTGCTCGTCTAGTGTATATTTGATTTGTTCTTAAACCTAAACCCATTCTATCAAATCTATCATCAAAGATGTGTTGTTCTTTGTGATGAAAGGTCCTAGGCATTGATTTTGTAGGATCGTTCTTATATTTTACACCATATGTAAGACCAAATAGTGTTTTATAAATTTCTTTTCCACCTATATGATTTAAAGTTTGTAAATTATTTTTAGAAATTCTATGCCACTTTTTAGTACCAAAGTTACCAAAATAACCTGTGTCAATATAATAAAAGTCTATGCCTTTTTCTATGCATTTATGAATAAGTGGTGATTTACCAAGACCTCTAAAAATACAAGGCGATTTATCATTATCTAAATCTAGTCTTTCAGTTCTAACGTATTCACAATCAGTTATACCTTGAGCACAAGCGGCTATGTAAGGGTCTGTTCTATTTTTACCTTTTCTTTCTCTTTCGTCTGCTTTATCGGTTGCCCAATCTACTGCTCTAATCATTTTTGCCTTTCTAAAAATTTTCTAAAGTAATCGCCCTTTTCTATTTGTGCTAAAGTCCAATGACTTTCGCCAAGGCCGTGTAGAAATTTATCTCTGTCTAAATCGTAATTAGGGTTTTCTATATCTTCTAATTTACCAGCGCTCATAGGTGTTAGATAACCTGTCGGGTGAGTTACAAACAATGCCTTACCCTCTATAATTGCTGGCGCTCCAGATGATGATGTAAACACCACAACAGCATAACTATCTCTTACCTCATCAATTAAATTGGGGTAGTTGTTTCTAGGAGAGTGTATATCAAAATCTTTTATATCGTTCTTTGCTGAGTATAATTTTTTAATATCTTCTTCAGCTGTAGGGTGACCCATACCACTATGAGTTCTTACAACAATATATCTATCTGTATATTTTCTTAATGTCTTTGCTGTCTCTATAGCCCAATCAGCAGCGTTTACACCGTGGCCTGAATAACCACCAGTCCCTCTATTACAACATATATAAATTTTTTTACCTGTTTTTGTATATGGTCTTACATCTATACCACAGGTGTTTCTCATATATTCCCATTTATTAGGTTTAGGATTATCATTAAAATAATTTGTTTCATTAGGAAAAACTTTACCGTAAGCAATTCTAACAAATGAGTTGTGTAAGTGTTGTCTAACTTTTTCATAAGAGTTTAAAACGTTACTATCAAAGTACCATATCTTACCTGCTGGTTCATATCTTTCTATAAGTCTTTTTCTTAAAGTTAAACCAACTCTTGCTTCTTTTTTAGGATATGTTCTTTGATAATTAAAACAAAATACGTGAGAGTATCCGTTCTTAACTTCACTTTCTGGTACTAATTCTGCTCGCCAATTATCATTAGCTACTTGACCAACACCTTTAGCAAAAGCCTTAACTAAATCTGCTTTATAACCAGCCGCTGTGGTTGTTTGTGTATAAACGCCTATCGTATTCATTATAAACCTATTTGAGTTGATTCTTTAAAGGTATCAAACCATTCGTCAGCATAGTGACAATCTTTATATTTTTCAAAATAAGGGCCGCCCTCTGTATAATGTACTAACTTAGCATTCTCATTATACTCATATTCACCAACTAAATGATTCCATTCTACACCTAAATTACCAATTAAGTTTTCACTCTCTAGCCATTTAAATTGATGTAGTTCTAAACCTGTGGCACTATTCACATAATCGGGTGATAATGCTGTACACTTAGCATTATTAAATATCATCATACTAGACCAGTTCTTTTTAGGATATGGTGTTTGTGGTTGATTCATAAATTTAATTGTGCTAGTAGGTGTGTAATCGTGCTGTACACATTGTACGGCATATTTTGTAGTTCTTAATCGCCATAGTTCAGCAATATTAGCTCTCGATAACATATCACAATCCATAAAGATGGCGTGGCCAGAATAATTACAAAGATAAGGTACGAGAAACCTACTAAAGGCAAACTCGGTAGATTGTATCTTTAATCTTTCTCTAACAAATATGTCTTTTATATTTTCTAATCTAATTGGTGTTATAGAAATAGGTTGTGTAGAGTGTTTTAATAAACTATGTGATAGTGTGCTAAAGGCCACCTTTTCATTGTTATCATATCCTACAAATATTCTAATCATTAATATTTTCTAACAATATGTTTTCTTAATGCTCTTGTTAGTTCCTCTATCTTATCTATAATAGAAATCAAACTAGGGTCTGTAATATACTTACCTGACTCTTTTGCTTGATCTCTCAAATCGTTATACTCTTTTACGGATATTCTTACCATAGGTGTTGTATCACGTGTTGATTCATTTTCAAATGTTTTGTCCATTGCTTGTGTATCTTCACCATAAGAAATACCGTTTTCATCAACAAACACATCATTCTCTGGAAATGTTTTTGTCATTATTTAATCCCCTCATTTACTAAATGACCTTGACTTTCTCTTTCTATGTCATTGTGGTCAAATTCTGCCCAATATAATTCAAATGCTACACCATCTTCCATACCTATAAACTCGTGGAATAATCCTGGTTTAACGGTAGTAAAATCGCCAGCATTTAATATTGTTTCATCTATTAAACCTGATTGTTTACCTTGTTGCCATACTCTAATCATCATCTTTCCTGATTCAACATAAAATCCATTCCATTTAAATTTATGTCTGTGTTTAGAACACGCTACATTTTTTTTATATTCAACTCTATGAAATTCTAAAACTCCATTTTTGTGAATCATTTCCGTTTGACCCCATATCTTGCCTGCTTTATTGCTCATCTTAACATCACTCCTGCGTCTTTTCTTCTTTTACCTTTTAAGTGGTCACAATACTCAGCCATATATGTGTCAGGCCAAGGATTACCAACCTTATCAATAGTTGGTGCTAGATTATGTGTTCTAATACCGTGTAGATATTTTTTTCTTACACAATCCCAAACATAACTATCGTGCCATTCTCTTTCTTTGAATAGCAAATCTTTTGTATAGTGTCTTCTTAAATTATATATAAAACTTTTTGTAATGGGTTCCTTTAAATTATAACCTACAAAACCACATTCACTATAATAACTTGGTCTATCTATAAATGAGACAGCACAGCCCTCTGGTAAAAACTTTCTTATTACTTCTTTCTCTGTTATGGTTTTCTTAAATATAATATCAGCGTCAGCCCAAAACACATAGTCATAATCACAATCAAGCATTAAGTGTGTCTTAGCAAATATCTTATAGGCAAATCGTATAGCGTCCATCTTATAGTCTGTTGTAGTTTCTTTATGTTTTTCATATTGACTATCTACATTTTTTGGTGAGTTTCTATCAATAAACTCTTGTAATTCTGGATTGTATTTGTGTATGTCTCTAAAGAAGATACCCTCTTTTGCTGGATGCCAACCCTCGTGGTAAACATATAGATCAAATGGCCAATTATATGTCTCAATAAATTTATGAGCATAATAATCGTAAAGTCTTTTATTAAATGTGGTTACTAATGCTATTTTCAAAACCTGCCCTCATTATATAATAACTATCAACAATATCGGTGATAGGGTTGTTTAATGTTTGTTGATCAAATGCTTTCATTAAATCAACGCCTTGTGTTTGTGTAAACGTTTCGTACATTTTTTGTTTGTCAGCATTGCCTTTACCTGTGGCCAGTTTTTTGACAACGCTAGGCACAATTGTTTTACAAGTAAATCTTTTTTGTAATCTGTATTTGAGAATACCGCCGTTTTCAGCAATTTGAAACACAGCTTGCCCTTTTGAGCCATACGAATAGCCCTCAATGAATACGTGTTTGTTTTTTTGTTTTTTGTGTAGTGTGTCGAGTATGTGTAAAACCCAACTAGATAAGTTTGTAAATCTATCAATAGGACTTTTAAATTCTTTGTGTTCATAACCTATAACGTTCTCTAACATTTTACCAATGTATTTCTTTTTACTTGTTAGATAGTAAAAATAACAATCACTAAACGCTGTGCCACCATTTGTTGATACACAAACGGCAGGACTGTTTAAACTATAATCAATTCCAATTATCGTCTTCGTCTTTATTAACCCACTCAACTTCATCCTCCTCATTATCTACCTCATATCCACAAAAGGGACAAGTAAAAGGTTGTAAATCTTGTTCTTCAATATCCCATATTATAGAATATTTAGTTTCGCAGGATGAACAGGTTTTTTCTACTTTGTTTGCCATTATAGTTTAAAAGATTTAAATTGATCTTTTTTTACATCTTGTTTTATGCCACCAATAACATAAGATTCTATCTCTGTTTCTTGTGGAGCATTTTGTGTTGATCTACTATTCAACCAATGGTCAACCCAAGGTAATGGATTTGTTTTTTGGTCGTAAGCAGGTGCTAATTGTATGGCTTTCATTCTTCTATTTGCCATATATTCTACAAACTGGTGTAAAAGTTTTTCTGATAAACCTATCATTGAGCCTTTACTAAACAAATAAGTTGCCCAACGTTTCTCTTCCTGTACAGCCTCATCATACATTTTGTAAACTTCTTTTTCTGTTTCTTTTATAATCTTTGTAAAGTCTTTATCGTTTTCATAGTCTTTCCAATTATTAATAATTCTTTGTGACATTGCTAAATGTTGGCTTTCATCTCTAGCAATAAATGATATAATCTTAGCAGAGCCTTCTAATTTTTTTAGTTCACCAAAAGCAAAACTACAAGCAAATGAAACATAAAATCTTAAGCCCTCTAGTATGTTTACTGATACCATAGCTAAATATAATTTCTTTTTAAGTTCATACATATCAACTTTATCTGGTGTTAATGTCCATTGATAACCCATTTTAATTAAGTCATCATAAGTTTTTGTTACACTTTCTGCTCTTTTTTCAATCTTCTCGTCTTGTATAATAGTGTCAAATACTTCACTTGGTTGTGAGTATAAGTTTTTAATAATGTATGTATAACTTCTACTATGAATTGTTTCCATAAAGTCCCAAGTAACAATGGCACCCTCTAATTCTGGTAAAGATACAAAAGGTAAAAATGCTAAACAAGGGCCTCTACCTTGTACACTATCTAACATTGTTTGATATTTTAGATTAGAAGTAAAGATAAACTTTTGTTCATCTCTTAATTCAAGGTAATCGTTTCTGTCTTTTTGTAAAGACACTTCTTCAGGTCTCCAGAAATAACCTAATTGCTGTTGATTTAATTTATCAAATATAGGATACTTCATATTATCATATCTTTGTATTTGTAAATCATCACCAAAAAACATTGGTTGTTTTGTAGCGTCTAATTTTTTGTCTTTATTTAAAACAGTTTTACTCATTATTGTATTCGTCCTTTTCTTTTACATTTCTTTCTTTGTCTTCATAAAAGTAATCATTACTATCACCAAATGCCCATTTGGACTCTTGTTCACAATAAAAGTTTCTAGTTGAAACTTGAAAGTCTGGTCTCTTTAATTCTTTAGGTGTTAAACTTTGTTCATACCACAGCATTCTATTATTAGGTTGAGCAAAGAATTGACCATTGTCTAACTTACCAAAATTGTGTTGTTTATGTTCAGATGGCACCTCACTAACTCCTGTGTCTATCATATTTACATCACCGTGGCAACTATCTATTGTAAACATATATTCACCTTTTATTCTACCACCACCTTTTAACATAATTTCTACATCACAATTCTTTAATAATCTTTTTGACCATAACTGAATATTATTACTAAAACTATCCCATAACTCTATGGTACTTAAAGGTAATAATTCTTCTTCTTTATAGTCTTTTTTCCATACAAAAGCAGATAACGGAAACTTATCAAAACAAGCGCCATATTCTGGTAGATATGCTTCAAACATTAAAGCACGACCTTGTACAGATTTTACAGCGACCATAACTGCCTCAACTAACTCGCCGTGGCCTTTTTCTAAATCGTGTAAGTATTCTTTTCTTACCCAACATTTAATATACGGTGTGTTTGCTACAAAGTTCATTTAAATTGTACAAGACTCGCAAGCCTCGTCCTCTGTTTCTTCTTTTTTATCCTCAACAGGAGTATCGTAATCAATACTATGTTGTGGTTCGTCTTCGTCTTTCTTACTATCATACGTATTTTGATAATAAGATGTTTTCCATCCTAACTTATATGTTGTCAACAAGTCCTGTGCCATAACTGATATAGGTACTTGGCCGTCTTCAAAATGTTCAGGATTATATGACCAGTTACCAGATATTGCCTGGTCAAAATACTTTTGCATTACACTAACGATATTTATATATCCTTCGTTGCTCTTCATATCCCATAATAAAGTATAATTGTTTTTTAATTTCTTATATTCTGGTACGACCTGTTTTAATGGGCCTTTTTTAGATTTCTTAACACTTAAATAATCTCTAGGTGGTTCAATGCCGTTTGTAGCATTTGAAACCACACTAGAGGATTCTGATGGCATTTGAGCCGAGAGTGTGCTATGTCGGAGGCCCGACTCTTTTATTTCTTTCCTTAACCACTCCCAATCATAAGTTAGATTTCTGGTTACAACCTCATCTACCTCTTTCTTGTAAGTGTCTATCGGTAAGATACCATCGGAATATTTTGTTCTATCAAAGTAATCACATTTGCCTTTTTCTTTAGCAACTTCGCTACTAGCCTTTAATAGATAATATTGGAAAGCTTCTGTTAGTTTATCAACTTGTCGCCAACCTAATTTTTGTTCGTAAGTATATCCTTTTTTAGCAAGATAGTGAGCAAGGCCAATATAACCTATACCTAAACTTCTTCTAGCTTTTGTGGATATTTCAGCAGCCTTTACAGGATACTGTTGATGATCTATAATCTCATCTAAACTTCTAACTGCCAAGTCACATAAGTTTTCCAACTCATCTCTTTTGTCAATTGTACCTACGTTGATAGCAGATAGAATACATAAAGCAATCTCTCCCTCACCATCAATGTGTTGTAAAGGGTCTGTTGGTAAAGTTATTTCTTGGCATAAGTTTGACATTCTAACTAAATCTTTAAAACTAGAGTGAGTATTACAATGATCAATATTCATAATATAGATACGACCTGTTTCTGCTCTCTCTTTTAACATATTCATAAAAAGATTTGGTGCTGATATTTTCTTTTTAGATACTGATAGTTTTCTTTCTGCCTTTAAATAAAGTTCATCAAACTCTGGTGTGCCCCACTTCTCATACAATTCAGGCACTTCGTGTGGTGAAAACAAAGTTATGTCTTCTTCGTTAATAAATCTTTCGTAAAATAGTTTTGATATTTGTATAGAGTAATCTAATTTTCTAACTCTATTATCTTCGGTACCTTTATTATTTTTTAAGACTAATATGTCTTCTATTTCTTGGTGCCAAATTGGGAAGTGTACTGTTGCTGATCCGCCTCGTACTCCGTTTTGGGTACAGCACTTAACAGTCGCTTCAAATTTTTTAAGAAAAGGTATAACACCCGTATGTTGTACCTCACCGCCTCTAATACGTGAGTTGATACCTCTGATTCTTCCGGCATTAATTCCGATACCAGCCCTTTGGGCAACATAACGTCCAATAGCCATATCACTACTAAAGATACTAGGTAAAGTATCGTCAACGTCAACAAGGACACAACTAGCATACTGCCTAATAGGGGTACGGACACCAGCCATAACAGGCGTTGGAATATTAATTTTAAAAGTCGAAATGGCGTCATAATATTTTTTAACATAACTCATCCTTTTATTTTTGGGGTATTGAGCAAAGACAGTAGCAGAGATCATCATATACATAAACTGAGGTGTTTCAAATATCTCACCGTTTGATCTGTCTTGTACCAAATACTTATCAATTACTTGTCGTAAACCAGCGTAGGTAAATGTATAATCTCTTTCGTGGTTTATCCAATTTTCCATTCTATCAAAATCTTTTTTGTCATACCATTTTAAAATATTTTCATCATAGACTTTTTTCTCTACGGCCATTTTAACGTGGTCGTAAATGTGTGGATGATCCCACAATTTGTCTATAACTTGTTTTCTTAATGAGTATAATAGTAACCTAGCGGCCACATATTGATAGTTTGGATTTTCTAATGATATTAAATCAGCAGCTGACTTAATTAAAATTTGTTGAATTTCATCTGTGGTCATACCATCATAAAATTGTAGACCACTTGTCATCTCAACCTGAGATGATGACACACCTTTTATATCTTCTACGGCATATTCCACCATATCGTGGATTTTTTCAATATTAAGAGGCTCTCTTCCACGAGTCCCTCTTTTCACCACATTTATAATTTGTTCAGCTGGCGCCATTACACCTCCTTTGTTTTCTTCCAGTAGTTTAATTTTGTCAAAGCAGATAACTTTGAATAAGTGTTATTACTTATAATATCTTGTAATTCTATTTTTGTCAAGCCTGATAGTATCATATCGTTTACATCTTTTAGTTGTAGTTCTTCAGGCCAAATAACCACATTAAAATCTTGTTCAATCACTTTATACATTCTTTTAACAATCTCTTTGTTACGAGGTTCGTTATCAAATATGTAGGTGATCTGATCGTTAGGAATTTTATTTCTTAAAAATAAATCTGCTCCACCAGCAGCCAAACAATTATCAATAAATAAACTATCAATCGGGCCTTCAACGATCTGTACCGGGTTTTGGAAATTGATTCTTTCAAGCCCATATACTTTTTGCCTATTTTCGTCTAACTTAATTGTTAGATACTTTGGTTGTTCTTTACCGAAAGCCCTACCTTGAAAAGCAAATATTTTACCAGTAGTATCATAAAAAGGTATTATTAATCTTGGATGATCTTTAATAACTTTGTAAGTATTTGGTTTTACTTTATTTACCAAAGTCATAAACTTGTCACTTAAAAATAACTTGTCAAAATACTTTTCAGGTATCTTTCTGTTTGTACAGTATAATCTAGCAGGATGATCCTCAGGTAAGTCTTTTATAGACTTTAGATCATCTATCGGTGTTTGATCTATAAACTTCGTTGGTTTAAAATCAAACTGTGGTTTCGGTGTCGCAGGTGCCGATTTTTTATATCTTTCTAAAAGATATTGTTCGTATAATTTTGGGTCAACAGACTTAATAAAGTTTGCTAAATTTTGTCCTTGGCCACAATTATGGCATTTAAAGAACATATCATTTTTGACCCTATAAAGATATGCTCTGGCTTTTGTTTTAGACTTTTGAGAGTCACCACAATGGGGACATCTAAAGTTAAATAGATAGTCAGTTTTCTTTTTAAACTGGCCTAATCTACTTGAAATATTATTAATGAATTTTAGATCAATATAAGACGACATAACACAAATACTAATATACTATATATGTGCTAAAAAGTCAATGCTAGGAGCCATTCATCATATGAATTAATGGCATTAAGTTCTTTGATAATATCCAACCTACCGCTATGAAACCCCCAAGTATCAACCACTTGTGTTTCTCCAGCGTTCCTACACGGTCTCCTATATCGTTCCTTAATGATTTAAGTTCATTCATTAATCTTTTCTCTGTAAGATTAATATGGTCAGTCAACTCACGGTTGACCCTTTCTATCTCGTCTGCTCTTTCTCTTATTTTTGTAAAGATTACTTCATCAATCTTTTCTGATTGATCAAGTTTTTCTTCGTGTACGGCCAACATAGACTTTATAGAGGTAGATAAGTCTGTCAACTTTTCAATGGCCGTGTCAATACGACTATTAATAGAGTTGATATTCTCTATCTCTTTTTTAAGTCCTTCTAATTGGACTTTTATATCCGTTGTACCGTTTTCGGCCATTATTAACCGCCTAATGGATTATTGGATTTAATCTGAATTTCTTTGATTTGAAGCTTTAGTAATTCTATTTCTTTACTATTGACTTCAGCTTTTGTGTCAACTTTTGAAATAGTGTCTTTATTTTCTTTAACATTTTTAGATACTCCGTTTACATTTGATTTAACTTCGTCTATTTGTTTGTCAATAGGTGATAAATCAACACCTTGATTTGCTTCTATTTGATTTAGTTTAGTAGTGATTTCACCATACTTTACAAAACCACCGCCAATCGCAACAACAGCCGCAACTAAGGCTGCTATACTTGCTAGGTTGTCCTTTAGTTTGTCTAACATTTTTTTATCCTTCATTTTTTAATGCCTTTAGTTCTAGTAATAATCTCTGTTTGTCCACATTTATCTCTTGCAAGAGCTTTTGTTTGACAGCAATTGGATCATTACTTACATACGCAGCTAAATTGGCGTCCTTGTATATTTGTTGCTGTTCCAAAATATTTAGATTTTGAAAGAAGTCAGGATTTGGTACACCGTTTAATGCCACTTGTTTAGTATAGATACGCTTATTTATATATCCTGACAAGTCCGCCTCGCCAGCTGTTATACCTTGTGATGTGACCATCTGTATCGCCTGTAACTTTTGGTCAACTCTCTTTAATTTAGATAATACTTTATTTAAAACTCTTTGTACTTTTTCGTTTATGCTACTAACCTTGATTTCTCCAGTCTCAGCCTCATCAGATTCAACTGCCTCATCTTCCACATTTTCACCATCAGTTTCCTCTTCCTTCGTTCCTTCTGTTTCCTTATCTTCAGCCACCTCAGATTCATTAGATACAGATTCACTATCCTCTGGTTTCTCAGTTGTTTCATTAGACTCTTCTTTAATTTCCTCATTTGTATTGGTGTCAGGTTCCGTAGATTCATTTGATTCCTCTTTATTAGATTCTTCGTTAATTGATTCTTCTTTGACTTCTTCTTGTTTTATTTCTTCTTCTTTTATTTCTTCTTTCAATTCAGGCTCACTTAATTCCTCCTCTTTGATTTCTTCTACTTTTGGTTCTTCCAACATTTCAGGTTCTTTCATATCTAATTCAGCCATCATTTCAGTTTCAATTTCTTCCATCATAGTGTCACCAAGTTCATCAAAAAATTCTTCTTCATTTATACCTTCTACTTTTAATTCAGTTTTAAATTCTTCTACTAAATTATTTTCTTCTATAAAAGATGTAAATTGCATTTCAACAAACTCTTTAAATTCTACTTCTTCTATTTTACCTAAATCATCTTCTACTAAAACTGTTTCAAATTTTATTTCTTCTACTTTTACATCTTCCATCTTTTCTACTTCTTTAAATGCGTCTTCAACTTTTGTATCTAAATCTGTAAATAAATCCACACCATCATCTGTTGTTAAATTAACTGCGTCATTAACAGCCTCACCAGCGCTTGTACAAGTACCTAATTTTTCACAAGGTGTAAATGTTGATGATTGAACACCAGCAGTTGTAATAGATAACTGAACATTATCTACATCTGGTCCCCTATGGGCACCATCATTACCTGTACCAGCTGTGTCATTGGAGACTTCAGCTCTAATTGTAAAATCTGTTTGTGTATTTGTATTGTGAGTATAACTATCTGTGTAGTTATTCCATTGACCACCATTACCTGCCCTATTTGGGTCGTGGTCGTTTATGTTTCTTATTTGTGTAGTTACCGTACCATCACCGGCTGTGATAGTTTGTTTAAGAGTTGTTGTATTTTCTGTATTATTCCAAAACCAAATGTCTGCTGACATTGTTGAAGTAAAACCCTCATTGATTTGTGATTTTGTTAAGTGACCATCGCCAACCAAATCCACATCTTGGTAGATACTACCCTTAGGGTCACCCTCAAAAGCAAGATTACCACCTGAAGTATTTTGTCCTGTGTAAGTTGTGCCTGATGTGGTACTATGTCCTTGACCTACATCACCTGAAATTGTCCAATCCTGTGTGCTGTAACCGGATGTTCCAAAAGTTGAGTTGTTTAAGACGTTTCCTGTGGTTGTGCCAGCTGTAGTTGTAGTACAGGTACGGTCACCAAGGTCGTTGGTTGTACAGGTTTCGGCCTTACTTGGACTTATTAGAAAAGTCGTAAGGATTAAGACTGTGAATAAAATTATATATTTTGTAAGGCACATAGATTATAAGGGCACTCCAAATAATAAGGTTAAGGGTAATAGGATCCATTTTTTATTCTCTTTCTCTACTTTGGGGAATTTTTGTTTTGACTTTTTTTTTCAGTCTTCTTTCCCTTCAAATCATTCATTTCGTCAATCAGTTTTTGTTTCTCAGCCGCTACTGCGTCTAATTCAATTTGTTGTTTAGTTAATTCTTCAGCATTTTCAGCCACTTTTTTTTCGTATTCTTTTTCTAATTGTTTGTTTTTCTTTTCAATGTATTTTAAATCTGCTGTATATCTTTCGTAATCAGGTCTTAATTTACCATATTTTTTCCATTCTTTTAACGCCTCTTGGCCAATCTTACCATTGTAAGGACAAGGTGTTCCTGATTGTATCATTGCGTGGAAAACTCTTTCATCCTGACATAGAATTGAAACAGCGGCAACTTTCATACCCAAGTCATTTAAGACTTTACTTAATTTTATTCTTTCGCAATTCTCGTCTGTTCTATATGTACCTGCTGATATGCCGATACCAAATTTAGATAAACCACCTGATATACCTACTACACAAAGGTCTTGCGACATTGCTGACATTGATGGTGCTGATGCTGAATTGACTACTCTTTGATCGCCTGTATATGCGTTTGTAGTATTATTAGATGTGGTGTTACTTGATGAACCACTTTGATATGTGGTTGTTGCTTCTTGCGAATATCCACCCGATATAGTGGTATTACTTCCACTCGTATTTGTTTGAGAGTTAGTTGTCGCTCCAGAGTTTGTAGTGTCAGCCCAAATAGGCGAAACGCCTACCATAATGAAGAATAACAAAAAGACTAATAATCTTTTCATTGTTATCCTTTTTTAACTATTTATAATAGTTGTGATTTATTCGTAGATTTTTTTCTTTTCGTAAGCTTGTTGGTGTCTGCCAAGAATATCTAAAATTTCCCAAGAACCATCATCATTTACTTTAACTTTAGCATTAACTTTATCACAGGTCATATTATAAACACCTGGTTTTTCTTTAGTCTCTCTATATTCTTTTTCTTTGTTTCTTTTGTTTTTTAAACATTCAACTAAATTTTCTGAAGCTACGTGATCAACTAAAACTCTATTGCCATTTTCATCAATTTCAAAAATACACACAGCAAACACAACGCCCATTTCAGGCTCAGATGATGAAGCTTTGTGTTCTTCTTTCATCACGGTAACGTGTTTATGTTTCTTTTCAATTGGACAAACTTGGTGACCATCATCACCACAACCTGTACAATCTGCCATTGCTTTATCTAAACCAAAAGCAAAGAACATAAAAAGAACAAATATAATCAATGGACTATACTTTTCTATAAAACCAAAAAGTTTCTTTTCTTTTTCTGTTATTTTATCTTCGTTATCTTCGTTCATTAGTTTAAAATTTTAAGTAATCTAATACCGTATTTTGCTTGTTTATCTTCTTGTAATAATCCTTTTACAGACTTACAAGCGAATATAACTCTTTCGCCACCTACTTCTCTAGCCGCTACCCTTTTAGATTTTAAGCATTGACTTAAATTTTCTTTATAAACCCACTCAATTAATTTTCCATTAAGAGTTAGTGTCAAAGCAATTACACCATTTTTTTCGTATTTTTCTCCGCCAGTATATAATTTAGCTGCTAATACGCTAGATGTAAACAATAATAAAAATAATATACTTATTAATTTTTTCATTGTGTTTTTTCGTTTCCATTATTATAGATAATATTTCTATTACTATCTTTTAATTTTTCAACATCATCTCTAAGGATTTTTACATCCTCTTGTAATCTTTTGATGTTAACGCCATTGTTCAT